TCACTGGATCATAGACCAATGGAGTTTGGATTAGTGGGATATATGGAGCATATACAGCACCGGTTTCTAGGAAGTTGTTTCCACGGAAACCAACCAATACTACGTTATCGGTCATGTATGGGTTCTTGTAAACTTGGAAGCGAGAAGCAAAGCTACCAACGCGGCTTACGCCCATTGCGAACTTAGCTTGATCACCATCAGTGTTTACTACATATCCTGGGATTGATTCTAGGATAGTTGCAACGTCTGGACTTACGACCAAGAAGTTTGCACCACCACGTAGGGTCAATTTTTGGATTGTGTTAGATACCTTTTGGATCTTGTTTCCAAGAGTTTGGAACCAAGTGCTCTTTACGTAAGCAGTACGGTTTGGTGAACTGTTTGCATTACGTGTGAAGATTGCTTCACCAGTGGTTGCATTGATGCTCTTGCTGAATTCAACACCGATTTGGGCGGACCAAGCTTCGGTTGTTACACCTTGAACGGCTTCGCTCAACATGTCTAGGATTTCAAGGTCGATTTCCATAGATACATATTCACTCAATAGAGCAGTAAGTTCTGCTTCTGCATCAATGGAGTGATATGCGTTCAAGTCTTGAGCCAATTCTGGGGTCCAGACTGCCTTCAACTTACGGGTCTTAGCAACGATTGGTTCGCTGTTTAGTACCAAGTTTACTTCAGGAATACTGATATCAGTATCAATGCTTTGTGTAGCAACGTTACCTTGTTGGCCAGAACCTTCACCAGCTGTCTTACCAGCTTCGAAGTCACCACGTAGGTTATCGGTAGGTTGTAGACTGTAGATCAACTTAACGTTGCTTGCTACACCACCAAATGCGCTGTTGGAAGCGGATACGATGTATACAGATTGATAGAATGGAGTACTCAAGCTACCGGTATTAATAGCGCGGGTATAAGTGTTCAATACCAAACCACTGCTTCTTAGAGAAGTTGGTGCGGTTGAACCTGAGATCAAGTTGAAGGAACGTACTGCGTTCAAATCAACGTTGTACATATAACCGTTAGCAGCGATGCCTGTGGTTACGTTATCACCGTGGTTCAAGGTAACCTTGAACAACTTCTTAGCAACTACAGATGCGCTCAATTCAGCATCAAATTGAACATCGTTCCATGAAGCTGTTTGAATTGTATTACCAATTGTAGTGCCGGTTGCACTCTTAGCAAGAGTAATAACAGAGCTACTTACTGGGCGAACTGAATAAGCATAAGAACCTTGACCGTATAGACCACGTACTGCGCTATCAGTTGAACCCAACTTCTTACCTGTACCACCAAACAAACTGTCGTTCAATTGCTTACCTGCACGGGTAGTCTTGGAACTACCGTTATTCAAGTTACGCAAGTCTTGGTTTGGAGCGGTTGTACCATACTTGAAGTCTAGATAGAAGATTAGACCGGATGGTAGATTCATTGGTTGAACGCTTACGAATTCCTTCGCAGCGATTTCAGCGAACACACGACGAACCAATGGAAGAGCTACGCCAGCCCATTGTTCAGAACTGGTAGATGTACCAGTTGTGGTTGCTTCGTCAAGCAATTGCTTTGCTTGATTTTCCAATAGAATTGACATGTGTGCCTTTTCGACACCTTGGCAACCTTCTAGGAGGCCAGTCTTTTCCCATTTGGATTGTAGTCCACGTGTTTCTGCCATCAATTTGGCCTGTGGATTCATGTTGTTTGTCAATAGACTCTTTACGTCCATACTCATATATTTGTTTCTTTCTTTATTAATTACTGTTAGGTTTTTACTCGCAAACTAATTTTACTTCTTGATTCCTGCGAGTTTTTGGAATCTTGAAGTCATCACTTCAGCTTGAGGTTCTACAATGGTAGAGTCAGGCTTTGTTGATGATACTGGTTTGCTTGCCAAACCTTCGGTGATAGTTTGAGCAGTTGTATTGGTCTTTTTCTTGACAACTGATGCACCGGAATTAATTGATTCGGCTAAAACTGTATATGCCAACTTGACTTCGCGAATATTCTTGGTCAAGTCGAAAGTGTTGATGATCTTAAGTTTTTGATCTTCGTTCAAACTCTTACCCTTGAACAACTTGTTGGTATAAAGCAACTTAGCATTCAATAGGTTGGTTTCTGCTAGAACGCCCTTCATGAACTTTACAGTACTTAGAGCTTCTGACAATTGTTTCTTTAGAGTTTCGTTTTCTTCGTTGATAGCTACTAGAGCTTCTGCCATTTCTTCAGAAGTTACATCATCTTCTTCAGCTGCTTCGGCTACTGGAGAAGGAACTTGACCTGGAGCAGCAGGAGCTGGTGCTGGAGCTGGGGTTGCTTCTTCAGCTTCTAGTTCAGCTAGAAGTTCATCTAGACTGATTTCTTCATCTACTTCATCTTTAGATTCTGGTTCAGATGATTCCTTAGATTCACCTTCAGAAACTTCGCCTTCTAGTTCTGCTAGAATTTCGTCTAGCTCTTCACTAGTTACTTCTGCACCTTCTTCGACAGCAGCTTCTTCTTCAAGCTTTACGTCGAATTCTTGTTTGCCAGCTGGAGTTGTGTTTTTGTTTGCAACTGGTGATGGTTTGGTTGGATGTTGTTTAGATGCAATGTTACTGTCATCTTTACCGATGTTGGAAGATCCAAGTTTTTCTTCAATCTTGCCTTCATCTGTGGTGGCTTCTTCAGCCATTTCTTCCTTGAGCTTTTCTGCGAACATTTCTTTCATGCTTGCAGCAAAGTTTTCTTCAAGGAAAGTTTTTGCATTTGCCAAAGCTGTTTCGCGTACAGCCTTTGCGTCTGCAATGCTTTCTTTTAATAGATCGCTCATAATTATATATCTGCCTTTCTTATTGTTATTTGTTGGTGAAGCTATTGAAGAACTCCAAAGAAGATAAAATGATGTGACATCAAAGAATGATGTATTTGAATAATAAATATAATATAAAACTGAAAGAAGTGTAAATAATTTATATTTATTGATATATGCCTGCAAAAAGCGAAAAACAAGCAAGACTTTTCAGACTCGTAAGAGCACTACAAAAGGGTGGAATTAAATCCAAAGAAGTATCTCCACAAATTCGTAAAATGGCTCGTACTATCAAACCAAGTAGTGTTAAAGACTTTACCAAGGTAAAAGAAATTATTCAAAGACTAAAAGAAAATGAATATAGTTTGAGTAAAATGAAAAAGGTAAAGGGTGTTAGTCTTAAACAACATTTAATGAAACAAGTTGGATTGCCATTTGATGAAAAGGAACTTGAAATATTTCAAAGTAAACAAACTGGTTTTGCTGGATTTGGTAAAACTACTTTTAAAAATAACAAAACCAACAACGAAATTTATACTGAAGTTAGTAGTAATAATACAAATAAAAAGTTTGTATTTAAAAAATTAGTGGATAGTAATGATGGTAGTTACAAATATGCATGTTTTGTACAGAGATCGTTTCCAGATAAACCCGAAAAAGAAATATTGGATTTATTAAGCAACAGTTTTGATAATAAAGACGTTGCCGAAAAAACTAAAACATTATCAGACTTCATTGACCGCATCAACACAACTCTAGGATCTATTTAATATGCCATACAATTTCAACCCAAATTTTAATAGACACATGAATCAACCCAAGGATAATTACAAAAATATCAAACGAAAGGGTGATGAAAATCCATATTCTAATCCAGATGTACGTGCAATGAATACCAATTACAACAATTACAAGAGTCCTAAATTGGTTAATTTTTTAAACAACGATAATTTCGAAGAAGATGTTAAAATGTACAAGTTGGAAGATTTGGATCATCCAAACGGATGGAACTTTTCGGAATTAGATATGTTGGGAGAAATGAATTTCAGAATTGATGACGACTACAAAATGTTTAGTGAAATCGAAGTGCCATCTCTTCAATTAGAAAATGAAAAAATAAAAGCCTTCGTCTATAAAACTGACGAAGGCTATGTGTTGGAAACCAATCGAAAATACGTTTTTGAAACGTTTAATAAATTGTTAGAATATATCGATTCTATCCCAATGAAGCAATACTAACCGAGTTTGGTTGTGCTTGTGTTTGAAAATCTTGTGGAGCTTCATTAACTTGATCCGCAATTTCAAAATATCTCTCTAAACGACGGCCAACTTCTTCATACAACATTTCAAGTTGTTTTTCGATGGCTTTCATTTTTTGAGCTTCTTCGTACATCTTTGCGGCATCACGTTTGATTTCTTTCATATCACGTTCTACCATTTTAGCTTCCATCCAATCACCACATTCCTTCAAAGCGTATCTTTCGGCTAAATTGACAGCTTCCATGATCTTTTGAGCGGTAGCATATACATTGTCAGCCTTTAAACCTTTACGATATTCGTTGTATGATTTAATGGTTTCAACCATATTCTTCTTTTCATAAACTGTAAGAGGAGTATAGGCGTGTTCCGTAGAATTTTCTAGTAAATGTTTTAATTTCATACTTTATAAATATTATAATTCTGATAGAATGTTGTGGATAATTCTTTCAACATTACTATATGGGTTGATAATTGTTTTGTGTTGTTCTACACTTTCATTAATTTTACCTTGAGGATACATAAAAGCACCTTGAGTACTAGGATTGCTTACAAAGTCAAAGGCAATTAAATCAAAATCATCTTGAACAACATCTGTACCTTCTCTCATATCCTTCTTAACACTACCCAATCCACGACTACTGATACCCAATAAAATACCAGATTGTAATAAATCTCTAAGAATATTACCACTTGGTGTAGGAAGAATTTCAACGGTACCAACTAGATCTTTTCCATCCCAACCCATATCCACAATGTTGTGGCTGACGTTCTTTAAGTTAACAACAGAAGATTCTGGATGATCAAGTTCACCCATAGCACGACGTTGTTTAACGAAATTTTGCATATATTTATCAGCTTCTCGTTTCAATACGTCTTCTGGATATACGCGGCCGTTTTGATTCTTGGCATCAGCTCTTTGCAATACGCCGTTTACAAGAAGTTTACCATCTTTTAGCGATTCATTCAAAGATGTTCGCTTAAATTCAAATGGCATTACATCAATTAATACTTGTTTCATATTATACTTTTGGTTGTGTAGGAGGTTGTTGTTCTGCACCAGTATTTGGTTCAGTTGAAGGTTCTTCTTCATCCGAGGTTACGGTATTGGTAGGAGTTGCTGACTGTTGAGGACTCACAAGTGCTTTAGATTTAGCAACTTGATATTGATCCTTTGGTTTTAAATCGGCAGATCCTAATATTTTTATAGAAAAACCTGGTTTAATAAAGAATTTAGCTACTTTTTGTTTATTTTCTTCACGACCAATTATAATAATTACATATCGATCATAATAATAGTCGATTGCTACTCCGGTAACGTTTATAGTATAGTCCGTCTCCGGTTGTTTATATCCTTTGCTTGCTCTTACAACGATTTTCTTACCTAAGATTTTATCTTGAATTGTCTTTTGAAGATTATTCTTCAACGATTCGGTGCTACTTTTTAATTTGGTATCAAAACTACTAAAATCAGGCAACACATCATAATTTGTTACGTTAACGGATTGTTGTGGTTTTGGTTGTGGAGTAGGTTGAGTAGCCTGTTGAGGTTGTGCTTGAGGTTGTGGTTGTTGACCGTCTTGTTCATACTTCAAACCATTAAACCCTTCTGTAAATGGTAAGCTTCCTTGTTTATATCCAACTAAATTTGGATCTAAATCAGGATCATTATGTTGAACCAATCCGTGTTCATCTGTATAGGTATCTACTGGTTCTATATTAAAAGCAGGAGTACCATATGCTGGTTGACTATACATTTGATTTTCCAACTTATACCCAGGACTTCTTTTTACTGGTTTTGCCAATTTATATCCTAATTGTGTATATGTAGCTGGTCTTGCTCCTCTTCTAGAAAAAGCAAATGGAGTTCTAGCAGCGTCACCACCTACAGCAACTGGACCAGAAGCAACAGGTGCGGTCCCCGTTGTACTGGCTTCGTTTTTGGCTCTTAATTTAGTTAAAAGCTTCTTAATTTTGTGTTTTAGATGGGACTTCATTCTTTATCTTTTCAATTTCCTCAACCAATTCATATGCATTTAACAATGAAGTTAGTTGATTTTCCTTTACTACACCCACTACGTTTTTATTGGAAAATTGATTTACAACTTCGGTGATTTTAATCTTAACTATATCCGAATTGATCGTTTGAAGATTTTCCTTTAGAATGACACTGACTCTTTTGTATTCTTCGTTAACAAATTTAGTAAACTTACTTGAATTACTAATATTTGTGATATACTCCTTAAGTAGTTTCTTTTGTGCTGGTAACAAATTACTATACTTAGTGTTGAAATTTTCTATCAAGAACTTATAAGCTAACAATCTCACTTCTGCACTCTGACTTCCATAAACATCCAAACTTTCTTCGTCACTCTTCTTTTCTTTGGTTAAATTTTCAACGATATATTCTCTGGACTCCAATAGTTCAGATACGTCAAATTTAACTTCTTGCTCAGCTTGATTTTCAAACAATTTATAAATTGAAGCATATAACTTATAATTGGGAATTTTGTTCTTTAAAAATTCATCAATGTTATATTTTTCTTTTATCTCTTTAATGACGTTATATTTTTGTTTGTTCAATTCACGTTCGTCTAGTTTGGAACGTGTTTGTAATACTACATTTAGAATACGTTCGGCTGCGTTGGTATCCTTGCTGGTTTGTTGTAGTACAAAATTATATAACTGTGCTTCTTTGCCAAGTTCTTTACTTTCGTGGAAGTACTTAAACATCAAATTTTTAGTAAACGTCTCATCCCTACCCGCCAAAATATCTGCAGTAATTTGACGCGTAAGAAGTTCAAACAATATTCCAGCATTCTTGAATTTTGAATGTTTTGCTTTCTTATGCATAATATTAATATTATTTATAAATATATCAGAACTCCATAAATATATAGGATTTGTGTTTATTCTTTTATATTTCTTTCATCCATAAAGGATTTTTCTTCTCCTTCTCTTAAAATTTTCTTTTCTTCTTCCACGGTGTTCAACATACTAGTTAATCCTCTGAGAGATTCTAATGATAACGGAGATTTATTTTTATACTTGTGTGTTACTGATAAATCACTACGTCTGTTGTTCTCTAATGTACCCAATGGATCTTCACCAAATCTATATTTGGACGCATCTTTTCTACCAGTTTGATCACGTTCTGCCAATTTTGGTGGTGTAGCTGGTTTGCTTTCTTTTCCACCGGTTTCTCCACTTGGTTTTTCAGAAGGTGGGGTTTCAGCTGAAGTATCAGGAGGTGTTTCTGAACTCAAATCTGAACCTGGTCCACCTCCACCCATATCTGCACCCGGTCCTTCGCCACCACCTTCTTCTTTATCAGCTGATTGTAAGAACTTAATTGCTGGATCGTTACCTTCTTCTTCGATTTGTTTGAATCTATAAGTTCCCTTAGCATCGTCAATAAGTTGTTTTTGCAACTCAATCATATCTTGATCTGTAAGACTAAATACATTTTCATAAATCCACTTTTTACTGAAGAATTTATTTTCTTGCATGTCTTTACTAACTTCAACCTTACTCTTCCAAACATCAATCTTTTCTTTTTCAAAGATAGTAGATGGATTGGTTAGTTCTAATGTGAAATCTACCAACGATTCATCTCTATATCCTTGTGAATACAAATGAATAACCGCAATCTTATTTAATTCACTAACAATGATACGTTGTACACGTTGAATTGTACGAGCAAAACGAATATCTTCTGCTGCCAATGTAGCTTTACCACTTAAACTTTCGTCGTATCCCAAGAATGCCTTTGGAATCTTAAGTGCTGCCATCATCTTATTACGTAGATATTCGATATCATCTGTACCAGTCCATTCAAGACCGGGCAAATTATCAATGCTGGTACCACTATCACTACCACGAACTGGCAAGAAAAAGTCTTCTACCATGTTTTGTAGATTAAAACGTAAATTATAATCACCTGTTTGTTGATCCAAATATGGTGTCTTTTTCATTTGGTTCATAATACGTTCCATATGATTATCAACTTCATTTGGAGGAATATTACCAATATCAACTTTGAAAATACGTTTTTCAGGAGCACGCATGATACGATGAATTAACATTGCGTCTTCCATCAAACTTAATTGTTTCCATACACGACGAGCACCTTCCAACATACTCTTACCATATGGCAAGAAGTTACTGTCACTCAACAATCTAAAATGTGCAATTTGATAATTTTCTAAATCTTCAAGTTTATTTCCGTATGGCAAATTAACTTGAAATTTAACAAAGCTTTTATTTGTTAATACGGCATTTTCTACACGGGTTACATAGTAAGTACTCAATGGTTCTACCATGTATACACCATATTCAGGACTAATATGTAAACGTAGATAAAAATCTCCGTATTTAACCATACAACGAGTCCAACTCCAAAGGTTGAATTCGATGTTTAGAATATCATAAAACAAATTGTGTAGAATATTCTTGATTTCATCGTTTGTAGATTTGATTTGAAGAATTTCTCCCATTTCATTTCTAGTTGTACATTCATCTGCGTAAATGTCCAATGCAGATGCTAGAATTGGATCCATATCCATAGTATCATAATCACGAAATAGTTCTACACGACTACTTTGATATGATAAATTGAAATCTCTTGTATATTGATTATATGAAGTTGTACGTAATCTATTAAAACGATCTCTTAAACTATTACGATCTGTAGCATATTGAATCTCATCAGTATCAATTACCTTTAATTTCTTACCGCCGATATTACGAACAATTACGTCGTTTGAAAACAAACGTTTCAAACGTGCAAATAATGAACGATTTCTTAATTCCTGAAATGATTGATCTGACATATATTATTCTATTATATAAGTATTTACAATAACCAAGTTAAACTTTCTTTTTTATTGTTTACCGTAAAATCCATCGTCTTATGATGGTCAGCAATAGGGCTTACATCCTTTTGAACAGTAACAGGACTAGTAACCTTAGATATTTTAGAAATCATTGCTTTGTTATAAGCTATTTGATCGTTTCGTAGTCTAAGAGCAGTTTCACGAACCCACAAACCAATACCCATAGACATCACTAAATCGTCGTTATAACCTCTCATTGCCTCAGCTTTTGGTCCATTCCATATAAACACGTTCAATTCTTCAAACAGTCTTTTAGACTTCATAATGACTTGTTTTTGTCTGAAGAATAACTCTAAATTACTTACAATTAACGGTCTGTTTTTACTAGTAGTTGTAAATCCCGCCACCAACTTTTTATCTTGTGCGTGCAATTTGTTACTATATGTTTTTTCAACATCAACTATAGTAAGATCAGTTGCGCTATAAAATGTATTTTGGTAATCTCGGTCTATAATCTGTTGAAGTGTTCCCCAACCCACGTTATTATTTTCTACTACCAACAAAGCATTGTTATATTCGGTTGCAACACTAACCAATAGATTACCATAATCTTTGGTTGTTAGTTGCCCTCTATATTCAGCAACTTGTTCCATCGTTTCTACATCTATAACATGAAAAGCACTAAAATCTCCACCGTCTCCTCTTGCACAGTCTGCTGTTAATAGATAGTTTTTACTATAATTGGGATAATCCCATATCCATAAATCTTGATTATTACCCCGTTTTTCTACGGGATCTTTTAAATATGTTTGTTTGTAAAACTCAAGAACATCCACACTTACAACTTGATTACCAGATGTACTAAAGTCACAATCACATTCTTGTGCTGCACCTTTTACACCAGACAATTCGGTCTGTTTATCTCTCCAAACTTGATCTCTTTCTGGATGCAGATGCCATGGCAATCTTATAGTCTTAAAATTATTCTTACCTTCTTCAGCTTCTACCCAAGTTTTATGGAAGAAATTACCTACACCGTTTGGAGTACTCAATATAATAGCTCTACCACCAGTAGACAGTGTATATTGAGCTGATAACCAAATTTCTTCGATGCCATCGATAAATGCAGCTTCGTCAATGATTAGTAACGATAGTGCTGATGAACGACCGGCAGTGCCAGCGGACGATACGGCTTTAATTTGCGATCCGTTCTTTAAACGAAGTGATAAACGATTGTCTTCTACACACGGTACTTTCAACCAAGATGGCAAGTTATCGTTAGCAAATCTAACTTTGGTAACGATTTCCTTCGCTGTTTCTTGGGTAATACTAATACACAGAATATTCTTATCATTGTGGAATGTCATTAACCACAAACTATAAGCTGCTGTGAGAGTACTAATACCCATCTGACGACTTTTAAGAACAATGTTTAATTGATTATCAACGAAGTCTTGTAAAGCATCTTCTTGGAATGGATACAGTTCAAATCCAACTGTACCTCTAATAGGATGTTGGATTTTAACGTATTTTTTCATGAAGTATATAGGATCTTCTATACACTTCTTATACTCACTTCTTATTATTTCTCTTAGATTTGGTTGACTCATATTTCTCTTCGTAATCCTTGATTTTAGCATTAATCTCTGCCAATCCCTCGTTGATTTTCACTAAATCGTTGGTTACATCTTCAAGTATTTTTGTATAATCTTGTACGCCTTCCCATCTTTCAAACGAACCGTCTTCTTCCAAGAACTCAACAGGTTTACCTTGATTTTCTTGGCAAAACTTTTGACTTTCTTCAAACTTTTTCTTATAGTCTTCTAAAATACTACGTTCATTTTTAAGATCTTGAAGTTCATTATAAACTTCAAAAATTCCCATCATTTTCAATTCGGTTTGAAAGTTAATAAAACAGTCGTAACAATATCCTGTCTTTGGCCAAACTCTATCATCTAAATAATTGCCCCAACGAACATCCATCTTACAACATTTACAACGTTGTTCGTTAATAATCTTAGCACGTTTTGAAATTCTACGTTTGCTTCCATTTTTCCACACCCACTTGTGTCCGTAACTATCCTCCCATTCATCACCTTCTTTGCGTTTATTGTTCTCCAAATTGGGATCATAACCAACTTGTACGAATGGACGATTACCTTCTAGGTAATCTTTAACGATACCCAGATTACTTTTACCTGATGCTCTTTTCATAACAAATATGTATTTATTTTATTTCTTAAACTTACTTTCAAGGCCTTTTATAATAAAACTTCCTGTAATTTTGAAAGGATTACCATAAATACTTGAGTCTCTTATAACTATACCTTCGTGTTTATCTAAATCTCCAATTTCACTGGTAGCATTTTTTAATATTTCATCTCCCAATTTAATCGTTGCTAAATAAACAATGGTATCATTAACAATTTTATTTACATCTTGACCGGCGAAATCTTTTGATATATCTTTACTATTACTTGCCTGAATAAATTGTTCTCTAGTAATAAGTGGAGTTTGTATTTTAACAGTTTTCAACCAATCCTTAAGTGATTTAGTCACAGGTGTACTTGTAGGGTATAACGTAATTGGCTGTGATAAAACACTAGCTAGTTTTGGTTCCGATTTAAAAGTAGTATCAACGCTACCCAATACCTTAAAACCATACTTCATAGCAACCTTATTTAATTTGTTTATATAAGATTGCATTACATTTTTATCGTAAGGAATTTCAGTAGCTACTCTTGATTTAACACTACCATCTTTGCCGAATGTTTTTGGTTTGATTTCTTTTAATCCGTGAATAGCTAAAAAATTACCAATATCACCATAACCCACGACGTTTGTTGTGCCTTCTACGTATTCAATATTAAACAATATATTTGGATTGTCTAATAATCCCAATTTCTTCAATTCTGTTTTTGTAGTGGGAATTGCTTCATCAAAAATATTAATTACTTTTGTGCCAATATTGATAAATCCGTGTCCTGGTTCAAAACGACTTGACAAATCTTCGGGTCTCATTCCCTTAATATCAAGTGGTTTAGCACTACCACGATCCATTACAAATTGTCCATTTACCATTCGAATGCTGGCATTTACACCATCAATCTTTACACTTCCAGCTCCTTGTTTTAAAGACTTAACGGATTTAACAAATACGTCGGCTCC